CCCAACATCTCAAATCGTTTAGAAAGGAGGTAGACACACACGTCCACCGGAGGGTTAGTCCGTGAAAGGCGAAACCAAAATTTCGACTTTCTAAAGGTTATGTGGAATCTAAAACCATATAACTAAACGACTGCCCACACACGCTTAATTTTGGTTGAGCGTGGTACAACAACCACCGATGGGTCACCCAACTGGGGCATAACTAAGTTACGCAACAGACGGGGCCAGCCATCGAGTTGAGTCTTTTGTCTCTTCGAAAAGAGACTAAGGACCTTAAACTCGAAAAGCTGTATCTTCGGGTTCCAACGGCGAAAGAAATCACGAGAATTTCTAATCTCGGCTTCTAACGCATTGGAAACTATCCTACATGGAAAAGAGGAAGTGGAGAGACCAAATGGGACTTTCCCATATGTCTCCTCAATCCTCTCCAGTAGGTAACGATACGCTAAGAAATAGTCTTTAATGAATAATTGGTTCATTAAAGCTATATACGAAGCGTACGCCGAACCATCGGTATACCGGCCCGTCCACTGTGTCCTCAAACGGGAGGGTGAAACGTCAACACCTTTAAAGGCATCAACGCCACAACTCTCTCGGAAGAAGCCAGTGATGAACGACTTGTCGCGATTGACCCTTAGGCCATATCGCTCAAGAGCGTTCATGCAACGGTCGGCCCAGTCTACAGGTACGATTATATCGTCCCCATAGACAAAGATCGACCGCCCCACTCTTTTGAGTGGCAAGCGAGTCGAAACTACAAGATCAGCTACCATTAGAACCCAAAAGCAAAAAGCTTCAATAGGAAAGCACAAAGCACTTCCCATCGGAGCAAATTTGCTGAGTTCTATTACTCTTCCATCAGGAAGGGTAGTAGCCGATGACCGACAAGCCTCCAAATGGTCTAAAGTTCGAGGGATTTCTTTAAAAATTCTTCGAACGAGAGCCAAGGAGACCCTGTCTGACGCATCTCGGAGATCAAGAGTAGCAAACTCACGGCTAATCGAATTAGCCAGAGCAAGCTGCTGATTGACCCCTTGATTCGTGAAGTTGATGTTACCACTCGTAAGACGGTTGTCTTCGAGATGGCGCATGAACTTCCGACCCAACCCCTGTTGAATCCACTGAAATTCGAGTGGTTCTTCAGAGATGAGTCGCGGACCGCGGCTATCCTTCGGGACGAGTACAACCTTTGCGCTTCCGAAAGTTCGGAGCTCCAATCGACGGTACCATCCCAAACGGTCTTGTAGTTCTCGCCCCTTCCCGACCATGAAGAATTCATAGATCGGGAAGACACGGTGGAGGTTGGAATATTTATGGGAGAAATCCCACTTTTCATCCAATCTCTCTCCAGTGGCCACCGCCCCTGGACCATGTCGCGGAACTATATCTGATGGATCAAAATCCTCAAATATAGTACCACATATTCGACTAGCTAAGTCCAATACTGGATCAGCGTCATCGAAGTGGGTAAGCTTTAATTCCTCTTCAACAGCAACGAAATTGTCAATGACAATATTTCGTTGCTCTTGACTAAAAGGAATATCGAGCTTATACGCGAAGAAGCAAACTTGCCTAATATGCCTGACGGCATCGGCAGGAGCTTCCTCCAGGATAGCACCATCCTCATCGAAGAGGAGACTGAAATATGCCTGCAAAAATGCGGGCCTATTTCTGGATCTATCGAGGTGAAAACCTCGAGGGACCACGAGTCTACCTACTTCAAGTGCCCTATCAAGAGCTTTTCCCAATAAGGGTAAAGTCTTGGTAAGGAACTGAAGCCCCTCAGACGAAGCGCGAGATTGTAAAATCTCAACGTCTCGTTTAAGGTCAACTGATGAAGTGATGCCGAGTGGGTCGCAAAGGACCAGACACGCGCAAAGGTCGGAATAAAACCCGGCCTGGCTCTGCCAAGTGTCCAATAAGGAGACTTTCCAGACGCCAACATGCGCGCTACTCTACGACGACAACTCAGAAGAAGAGAAACCTATGTTTTAGGACTCTCCCCTGAGTACCGCATCGACATTCGCCATCGTCGCCAAAGAGGCGATAGAACCATCGGCAAGGAAATCGATCAAGTTTGTGATCAGATCCTTTACGATGGTCGACGTGACGACAGTGTCCCTAGGAACAGCCACCGTGAAATTCACGGTGAGTGTTCGAGGGGCGAGGGAGCCAGCCAACGTCTGTGTCAAAGACACGAGATGCCGGTCGACCGCATCAACACCTTTCCCTTGAACCGAATGTCTGATAGTCATCAGTTTCGGTGCAGAGAGATTGGTAGTGATGTCAATCCGACGAGAGCCTTGCGCGTCCTGTGAAAGGAGGCGGTAGACCACGTCGGTCCCATCCTGTTTGTCCAATGTGATGTCGTTCGCGAGCATAGTTGGCAACCTTTGTTTTTCTCTTTGTACTCCTTTCTCAAGGGAGAACAAAGGCGTTAAATACGCTGACGAATCAGCGCAAGAGCCAGCAACTGCTGAGTAGGGTTCAGTGTCAAATCAGTAACAACTGATGAAGGCACTGGGATTCCGAGATTCCTTTCATACCTCTCGACGGTCAAAGTACCAAGCGTCACGCGGTCAAAACCGCTGTACGCAGGGTACGATGAACGCTGAACGATATCCCATTTAGCAAGGCCTTGATAAGACCAAGTTAAATGAGAAACATTCCATTTACCCTGAAAGGGCTGAATGGAAAAGCGTTCAATCATCTCCTGGAACCGGCCAAACCAATCCAATACGAAAGAGTAGGGAATTGCTTCCCAAACAACTCCGAGAGGATTGTTGACGCCGAGGAGAGCGGCGAGAGCCTTCACTTGGGCGAGAGCATCATCCAGTCCTTCAAGCTCGTGGTTGAGAAGACCACCAGCACGAAGAACGGATCTGCTTTCGATCAGCTCCATCTGGACGCTAACACCAGAACCACCCGGAAATAAGGGGTCAATAATTGGAGATTGAGGGATACCCGAATCAGAAGAATCGAGTTTCTCATAAGCCCCAATACGGACAATCTTACCACGGGTACTACGCAACCACTCTAATTTGAGTCGGAGCGTTTCCTGGATAAGCCAAAGCTTCTTTAAGTCGGAAATAAGCGGTTTAACGCCAAATTTCCACCAAAGAAGACCAGCGGAGAGATTTTTTGTGAGTGAACGAGAAATTTTAGGGATCAAATCCCCGATTTCTCGCAGCTCCCAAACGAAGTTCAAAATTGAAACTTCAGTTGGGATCTGTTCGTAAAATTTGGCAAAAGCCAAATCGCCGAACTCATCACAAATTCCCTGAGAAGGGAAAGGAACGTAACCTAAGAGGGTAGCGTGATCAAAACTTGGATACGTTATGGGTTGAACGAATGTTACACGTTCAAAGACCCCCGATCCAATATCTTGAACATAGCTCTTTACCGGTTCCACCGATAAAGTGATCTTATGATGAAGTAGGGGGTTAACACCCAACCTATTACCGACAACATCAATTGTACGTTCGTACAACGTGCCGGTTTTTCGAGAGAAACCACCAAAATGGGTAAGCCGAGGCGTACCCGATGGATACAAAAATGTATCCAAATAAGAGGTGTAATCTTTCGAATCATCACGAGATCTATCCCTTGACTTAGGCCGCATCTGCGGACCTCCTTTCGCGATAACCTAGGTTATCACTACATCAGAGAGGCCCCCC